CAGTCTGGGGACCAGTTGGCGGCCCAGGTTACTCCTACGGTGACGGATATTTCTTCCATGACGACACAAACAAAATTTAACAGGAAAACGCAATGTTATACATTAAAATAGAAAACAATCAACCAGTAGGATATCCAATGATAGTGCAGACCATACGCGATCTGCATCCAAATATTTCCTTCCCCTCAATCATTGATTCTAGCGAACTACTGGTTCTAGGTTATGCAGAATTTAGCAGAACTTTACCGCCAGATGTAGGAGTATTGCAAAAGGCTGTTGAATTAACTCCAGTATTTGATGGCACAGTAGCAACCCAGACTTGGGAAGTACGGGCTATGAGCGATCAGGAAAAAGCAGATGTTACTGCAAATGCATTGATTGCAGCCAAAAGCATACAAAGAAGCCTACTATCGGGCTCTGACTGGACAGAGATGCCCAGTGTACAGGCTAAGAAAGACCAAACCTGGAAAGACAATTGGGCCGCATACAGAACAGCAGTGCGAGATGTAGACAAACAAGAGCATTGGCCTTTGGCACCTATATGGCCTGTAGAGCCTATAAACGACATTGGTGAGCCCGAACCCAATTAATAAGCATACGATAAATACTAGATAAGAACTTAGGTAGCGAATAATGGCATATCAAATAGACAGATTTAACGGCACATTTTTAGTTTCAGTTGATGATCAAACACTCAACAGTACCGCTACGGATCTGCGCTTTGTAGGCCGCAATTACAGTGGCTACGGTGAAATTGAAAATGAAAATTTCCTACATTTACTGGAAAATTTTGCCAACAGTTCAGCACCCCCTAGAGCAATTTCTGGTCAAGCATGGTTTGACACAACTACTAAAAAGTTAAAGATCTACGACGGCACTAAATTTAAAGTAACAACAGGTGCAGAATCCAGCGCCAATGCTCCTACAGGACTGGCCGTTGGTGACTTTTGGTGGGACAATCAAAACGAACAGATTAAAGTTTGGAACGGTACAGAGTTTGTACTAGTCGGACCAGAGAAATCACCAATCTATGGAGATACATCAACTGCACCAGCAGTGGTAAAAGACTCTGTGGGCAGTGATCAACAGATCATCAAGTTCCAAGTTGGCGGCGAAACTATTGCAATTGTCAGTAGATCCACATTCAATCTGAATGCGGTTATAAATCCTATTACAGGGTTTGGCCTATTAAAGCCAGGCATTAACTTTATCAACAGTGATCCCGCTACAGGAGAAACTAGTAGCACACATAGATTTATCGGGACAGCATCAAATTCAGAAAGATTGGGCGGATATCTAGTTGGAGATTTCCTAAGAACAGGCAATACCAATTTCACTACTCAGGTAAGTTTTGCCGATCCTGGATTTACAGTTGGCGATCAATTAGATTTTCGTATTTCAATTCTTAATGGTTCTACACCAACATTAGAAAGTACATTAAATAATCCTTTCATATTTAGAATATCAAACGGTGGAGGAGACATTAAAGACATCGCAGTAGTTAAGACTACTGGTTTTGATCCCGGCTCAACTGGGCTATATGATCTAGGCTCAACAGCATCGAAGTGGAAAACAGTTAATGCTGAAACAGTTCGTGCAACTACATTCTATGGTAAATTTATTGGTGCAATTGAAAGTACTGATACCGGAGTTCCACTGAGCTTTAATTCTGTTGGAATTACAGGCAATTATGCACAGTCTGGTGCAGACAAAAATTTTACAGTTGCAGTAACTGGAACAGGAACTATACAACTAAGTTCCGGTGCAACTGGCTCTCTAAACAATTTTAACATTGGTGCAACTACTCCGGGAACCGCAGTGTTCACTACATTAACTTCAACCAATGTTGTTAGATTCACTTCGAGTACATCTAGTGCATCAGCCACTTCTGGATCGTTAGTAGTTTCTGGCGGCGTCGGTATTAGTGGCAACTTGTATGTTGGCGGAGATGCAATATTTACAAATGCTGGTGGAGTTGGTATATCAGTAGGCAGTACAGCACAGCGAGCCCCAAGCCCCACAACGGGAATGATTAGATTTAATACTACGCTAGGCGAATGGGAAGGTTGGGATGGCGCCGAGTGGCGTATGATCGGCGGAGATGCTGACGAAGACTATGGCCAAGTGACTGGTGCAGCAGATGCATTTGTTGACTACGGCGGATTATTTTAATACCTGGAGCATTTAGGAATGGCAAAAAGAATACAATTTAGAAGAGGTACAACAGCAGAACATACTACCTTTGTAGGCGCGCCTGGTGAAATCACCATCGATACTACAAAAAATGTTGTAGTAGTTCACAATGGCAGTACCCCAGGTGGGTTCCCTGCATTCGGAAGTAATCCGGTATTTTCAGGAACCAGTACTTTTGCTGGCCAGGTAAGAGCTACAGTTAACACTGCTAGCACTTCTACAACATCGGGTTCGGTAGTAATCACCGGAGGTCTTGGGGTTTCTGGGGCAATTAACAGTGCAACATTAACTACTGGATCACTAGTCGAAACTTCAAGTATTACATTAAAAGAAAATGTAAATCCTATCTTAAACGCACTAGATAGTATACTTCGATTATCTGCTGTTACCTATGATAGAAAAGATAAGTCATCAATTAAAGAAGCAGGTTTTATAGCAGAAGAAGTTGATAAAATCTTACCTAACCTAGTAACCAAAGATCAAAATGGCAATCCGTTTGGCGTTCAATACACAAAAATTGTTGCCTACCTAGTAGAAGCTATTAAAGATCAACAACAACAAATTGAAGAATTAAAGAAGAAGGTATAACATGGCTTATCAAGTTAACCGATATAACGGTGCATTTTTAGTTTCAGTTGCAGATGGTACAATTGATTCAACTACCAACATTAGATTTGTTGGTAAAAACTATGCCGGTTACGGACAAGTTCAGAATGAAAACTTCTTACATCTTTTAGAACATTTTGCCGGAGCTGTACAACCTAGTAAACCACTAGCAGGTCAGCTTTGGTATGACAGTACAGATAGAAAAATCAAAGTTTATGACGGTACAAGATTTAGACCAGTAGGTGGCGCCAATGCAACAGCAACAGCCCCACTGGGACTAAGTGCTGGTGAATTTTGGTTTGATAGTCTTGCACAGCAGTTGTATTGTTGGACAGGCAGTGAGTACACCCTAATTGGTCCAGAAAGTCCAAGCACATTGGGTGAGACCTCTGTAACTTCTTTAACAGTTAAAGATGATGGCAATGAAAATAAGACAATTGCTAGGATCAAAGCTGGAGGAGTTGACATTGCCATTATCAGCAAGGATACTTTTAATTTAAGCAACGCCGATAAAACTATCCTTCCAAATTTTGGAAGAATTAAAAAAGGTATTACTTTAATAGGAACAGACAATGATGACGGAGTTACTTCAACGGCATCGGGGGCAGTAATTTGGGGAACAGCATCATCTTCTCAGAAATTAGTTGATGCTTCAGATAGTTCAATATTCTATACCAGTAATGATATTGTATTAAAATCTGAACCAGTATTTCCGTCAGTGGTAGATTTTAGCGATAGTGGGTTTACATTTTCAGCTAGTGCCGCAGTTAAAGGATCAATATTTTTAGAAGATGCTACTGACATTGTTATTCAAAATCAATCAGCTAGCAATATTAAATTCAAAATTAGAATTTCATCTAGTGAAACCAGAACTTTAGCTAATATTACTACATCAGCTATTTTACCCGGATTAGATAGCAGTTATAATCTAGGTAGTGATGCAGTTCGTTGGTATCAAATTTTTGCAGACAATATTGCTGGCAATCTTATTGGTGATGTTATAGGAAATATTTCCGGTAATGTAAAAGCTATAGACACCACAGTATTAATTAATGCAACTTCAAAACAAATTGGATACAGTGGAGCAACTATAGTAGGTAATCTAACAGGTAATGTTGTAGGTAATCTAACAGGAAATGCAACCAGTGCTACTAATGCCAGTAGATTAAACAATGTTGAAGCTAGCGATAGTGCAACTGTGTCTACTATTGCTTCAAGAACTGCCAGCGGTAATTTGGTGGCTAACCAATTTATTGGTGTTTCTGACAAAGCAGACCGTATCAAGATCGACAATGATGCTGCTGACAATCCTGCATCTGCTTACAAAACAGCAAAAACAACAAAAACAGCTAACACAATTGCCGCAAGAGACAGTAGCGGAAATCTTGCAGCTAACATTTTCAACGGTACAGCCACAGCAGTTCAAGGCGCCGATCTAGCAGAAAAATATCTAGCAGATAAAGAATACGATATCGGTACAGTGGTAATTGTGGGCGGTGAACAAGAAGTTACAGCCAGCGTCTGGGTAGGTCAACGAGCCGTTGGTGTAGTAAGCGGTGCACCTGGACTAATGATGAATCAAGACCTAGAAGGCGGCACTTACATTGCTCTTAAAGGCCGTGTACCAGTTAAAGTAATAGGACAAGTTCGCAAAGGTGATAGACTAGTTGCTGCTCCAGACGGATGTGCAATGGCCAGTGAAGACGCCAATGCTAACACTTTTGCTGTAGCGTTAGAATCTAGCTTAAATACAGAAGTAAAATTAATTGAAGCAATTGTTCTTTAAGGATTAAGAAATGGCAGGATCAGGAACCACAGCTCTTGGATCAGATATTAATACTCCGTACAGTACCGGAGTTAATGTCATGGGTACAGGGTCAGTATCACGCGGCTACGGTCAAACCACATTTGGCAATAGTAAAAATACAGGCGATACTATCAGCGCCAATGATTTTAATAATATTCGTTACGATTTATTAAATGCTAGTGCCCATCAAAACGGCTCAGCTGTTGCACTTAGTCTAGCTGGCAATGTCACAGGCGACATAATTAATTCAACAGACCCTGATGCATTTTTATCATATGCATCTACAGTTGACAGTGATAGATTTAATTGTCACAGTTCTAGAAAAACAACAGTCTCAGCAGGTGGCAACTCTAGAACAAGTTCTTGGGCAAGTAGTGTTAGTGGACTGTTTCAAATGATCTTTTCAAGTGCAGCTCAAGCAAGATATTTTTGGAATGGCGGTGGCCGCATTAGATTTTCTAGTTCAAGAACAGGTGGCGCGGCCTCAGCACAAAATACTTCTTGGAGCAGCTTATTATCATCTGCAGGTACTCAGGAATTTGGTGGTAGTGCTGTTTATGGATGGAGTAATGTGGGAGTAACATTGTATAGCATTAGTTCTAGTGCTCCATATGCATCTAATACTTATAGAATAGAAGCAGCAACAAATGTAAATAATGCTTCTGGCGGCGCCAACATATTTCTTTTTAATTTAAATTGGTCTGATCCCTATGTCGATCCAATGCCAGGTGCGGCACCCTTACCAGAAGATATTGTTGATGGAACATTAAGCTACTCAGTTGAAATCACTTATCCCACAGGCGGTCATGCTCTTACTCCTAGTGGCACTTGGACCAGCTATAGAGAAGCTACTTCTAACGCAGGTTCAATAATAGGCGGATAATATTTTGGACTCCTAGACTAGCTGGTAAATAATCAGCTATGTTTATTCGGAGACCAAATGGACGACAGATTATCTAAGGCTCTTGAGTTTGCCAATTATCGACAGACTCTAGCCATCCAACGAAAAACCCTTAAAGAAAAAATTGCTGCAAAGCTAACTTACGGTCATGCTGGCGGACTATTCAAAATCAATCGTGAGCTTATTGTATTTGTGCAGATGCTGATTGATCAGGGACGGGTTGAAAATGTGCCCTTTATTGACGAAAATGGAAATCCAGTACTTGTAGCTGACCTACACTCTTTTAAAGATGAAATCATAGACAGGTACTTTACAGCTACCTACGAATACTATGAAGATTATCAAAAGATTAAATCTAGTAGAACAGTTGAAAAGTTATTGGATGTATGACCAGAGGCGTACTAATATTTGCCCACAACAGCCCTGATATTGATTATGGTCTAATGGCCACAATCGCAGGCGGACTGGCCAAGAAGAATCTTGGTGTTCCTGTAAGTTTGGTCACAGATCTCGGAACACTAGATTGGCTAAGAGAGTCTGGCACACTAATCAAGGCACAAGAAATCTTTGATCAAATTATAGAAGTGGCTCGACCTTACACCAAGAATGTGAGAAATCTGCACGATGGATTTGAAAGCAAGGTTATTCCATTTGTAAATTCAAATAGATACAGTGTATGGGAACTTAGCCCTTATGATCAAACCCTGCTGATAGACAGCGACTATCTAATCTTCTCCAACAAGTTAAATGAGTATTGGTCAGTGGATGCTCCTGTGATGATGGGACACAGTATGACAGATCTCACAGGAGAGCGTGTCGGTACTCTAGACAGCCGCGTAAGTGAAACCGGAGTACACATGTTCTGGGCCACTACAGTGATGTTTAATAAAAGTCTAGAAAGTGAATTCTTTTTTAAACTGGTAGATTTTGTCAAAGACAACTATGTCTACTACGCAGATCTGTTCCGTTTCAATCCCAAGCAGTTTAGAAACGACATTGCCTTCAGTGTGGCCAAACACATTATGAATGGTTTTGAAACAGAATTTGCCTATACATTGCCGCCCATTCTTACAGTATTTGACAAAGATATTTTACACAGCGTTGAAAAAGATAGACTAACTTTCCTAGTTAGTCAACCCAATGATGTTGCGGGTTTTTGGGCTGCTACAACTAAGGGTACTGATGTTCATATTATGAATAAACAAAGCATAATCAGAAACGCAGACAGTCTTCTGGAGTTAATATGAACTTTGGCTATCTAATATTTGTAGCGGCCCATTCCGACATAGACTATCTTAAATTAGCCTATGCTCTAGCACTGAGTATTAAGAATACTCAGAAACCAGGATATGACCGAGTAGCATTAGTGATCAATGACAAAACACTAGTTGATGATTTAAACAGTCCTTGGGTATTTGACAAGGTTATAGAATGGCCTGAACAAAAGTTCTGGGATGGTCGCAGTTGGATGGATGCGGTAACGCCTTGGGAACACACAGTTTGTCTAGATGCAGATATGCTGTTTCTTAGAGATTACAGTCACTGGATTGATTATTTTGTAGAAAACACAGACTTGTATGTGGCCAATCGTGCGTTCACATTTAGAGGTGAAGTAGTTACCAGCGATGCTTACCGCAAAACATTTACCAAAAACGATTTACCTAATTTATATTCAATGTGGACATTCTTTAAGAAAGACTCGGGAAAAGAATTCTTTGAACTTGCACGACAGATCTTTATCAATCCACAGGAATTTAAAAATTTGTATCTAAGTAACCATGTTCCTAAGGTCATAGGCACAGATGAAGCGTTTGCACTAGCGGCAAAGCTGCTAGACATTGACAATGAAATAGCTTACCCTTTGGATTTTCCCAGAGTGGTACACTTAAAGCCTAGGGTACAGAACTGGCCATGGGATGCTGATCGGGTGACTGATCAAGTAGGATTTTATCTCAAAGGTGACGGCAGTCTAAAAATTGGAAATTATCAACAGACTGACATTGTGCATTATGTTGAAAAAGACATAATCACAGATGAGTTAGTCAGTATGTTAGAGGAGATAGTATGGAAGAAAAACTAGACCTTGCTCCTTTTGACGAGTGGATAAAAACACTAGAAGTTCCGGAAGAAACTTATTTCTTTGAATTTGACGACACTGGAAATGTCATAGCATTGCATCCGGGACCAGCAGTTGATCATATTAAAAATAAAATACAAGTTGATCTTGATGTTGCATTAGGCATATACGATCGAGGAGAAACGCTACGGCACTACAAAGTGGATGTTATATCCGGCAGAATTATAAAAGTAAATCTTGCCAGTATAACAGGTCTTACTAAAATAGACGATGTGTTACACAGAGTCATTGATAAGAAATGGAGTAAAGTTACCAAACCTGATGTTAGTATAGAATATTCTAGAGAAGATGCTCTATTGACATTTAAGATCAATCCACTGTTGAAAACTATAGAATGGCAAGGCGATCAAGACATGGTGTTTTTGATAACAGAATATAATGATCCCAATGTGCTGCGAGAAATGATCAACTTCAATGTCAACGAACTGGTAAAGTATCCACAGAGATTTACATTGGCACTTCCAGAGAAGTTTAGCATTTACACACGACGAATTTTTGACAAGTATACCTATGAAGACACTAGAGCTTGATATTGTTTTTTTAAGTTATGATGAGCCCAATGCTGATCAGCACTATGCTGACCTATGCAACAAGGTACCTTGGGCCAAGCGAGTACACGGAGTCAAAGGTAGCGATGCCGCACATAAAGCCGCAGCAGAACTTAGCGAAACAGACTGGGTCATTACTGTAGACGCAGACAATATCATTGACAACAGATTTTTTAATCTAGGATTTGATCCTGATAATAAAGACATACAGGTCTACAGTTGGTTGGCTAGAAATCGTATCAACGGATTACTATACGGTAACGGTGGCCTAAAGATTTGGCGCAAAGATTTCATCCTCAACATGAAGAGCCACGAAGCCAGTGATAACGATCGTGCGCAAGTAGACTTTTGTTGGGAAGCAGGTTACAAACAATTTGCTGAATGTTACAGCGAAACCGTAATCACAGGAAGCCCATTCCAAGCATGGCGGGCGGGATTCCGTGAAGGTGTTAAAATGACTCTGCTTGACGGAGTTCGTATTCCAGCAGACGAAATTCGTGAGCGAGTATGGTGGCATAACCTACATAGACTAAAGATATGGAGCACAGTTGGCGCACACGAAGAAAACGGATCGTATGCAGTACACGGTGCAAGACTAGGGCAATGGATGACTAATTGTACTAAATGGAATTATGTTGATGTGCGAGACTTTGAAATTTTAAAAAACATTTATAATGAAAACGTTAATCATGATAATCTAGAATATGATATACAGGATCTAGGCGTAAAAATTAAACAAGGTATGGCATTTGATTATCCCTATCTAGACGCTAAACAAAGCAAGTACACCCTGGATCTATACGAAGAAACAATTAAACTCACTAACACCTATCTAAGATGATTTACGATATTTTTTATGTAAGCAAACAACAAGTTAATTTAGACGGCTGGCAACAGTTCCGTCAGAGGTTTCCTAGCGCACAAAAAATTGAGAATGTAAAAACCATAGATGATGTAAAGAAAAAGTCATTTACAAAATTCTTTTGGTTGGTGTGGGATGATCTAATTGTAACAGAAGATTTTGTATTTGATTATCGTGTAGAAAAATGGGATGAAAAATATATTCATGTTTTTTTAAACGGTTCTGTTAGAGACGGAATTTGTCTGTTCCCTAAATCAGAAACAATCATACAGAAAGAATTTGATCACAGATTTTATTTTAATAAAAAAGAATTAGACATTGTAGCAAGTGTTCCGAAACCCTACGATGTTGTGTTTATCAGCTACAACGAATCTAATGCAGATGCGAATTACGAAAAGTTAAAATTAAAAAAACCCGATGCTAAAAGAATACACGGTGTAAAAGGAATACACAATGCTCACATTGCCGCAGCAAAATTAGCCACAACAGAAATGTTTTGGGTAGTAGATGCCGATGCAGAAATTGTAGACGATTTTAATTTTAAAATAGAATATGTTCCTCATTATGATGCAGGTAATAGACTAGAACAGACATCAGCAGTTTATGTTTGGGCAAGTCAAAATCCAATTAACAATCTTGTGTATGGTTACGGTGGAGTAAAATTATTACCGACAACGTTAACTTTAGAAATGGATACTGAATCTGTAGATATGACAACCAGTATTAGTAAAAAATTTAAAGCAGTTAATCAAGTTAGTAATATTTCTGTTTTTAATGTAGACGAATTCAGCGCCTGGCGTAGTGCATTTAGAGAATGTGCAAAATTAGCCAGTAAAATAATCGGCGGCGAGTATGACATTGAAACGGATGATCGATTATACACTTGGACAACAATTGGAGAAGAAAAACCGTATGGTAATTTTGCCATTGAGGGCGCAATGGCTGGAAAGGTGTTCGGTCAAAATTGGTGGTGGAACGAAGAACAGATGTCAAAAATCAATGACTTTGATTGGTTAAAAACGGAATTTGAAAAAATGCCCAATAGCGTTAAAAAAATAAACACATTTATTCCTATTATGAATGAAATTTCGCCTACGTTCTGTATGGCTAAATGGCATCATACTACTATCTATTTGCAGACTGGAGAGACCCACAGTTGTTATCATCCCCGTCCTCATAAAATTCCTTTAGAAGAATTATCTGTTGATGTTGGCGCATTACACAATACTAATCAAAAAAAGCTAGAAAGATTAGAAATGCTGAACGGCGGAAAGCCCAGTGGCTGTCAGTATTGTTGGAATATTGAAGCTATGGGAGAAGATTATGTCAGCGACCGTAAAGAACGCAACAGTACAATTTACACTCCCGAACGATTTGAACAAATTAAAATAGGTCCGTGGGATCAAAATATCAATCCAGAGTATATTGAAATCAGTTTTGGCAATGAGTGTAACTTTAAATGCGGATACTGTCATCCCAAACACAGTAGCAGTTATCACAAAGAGATCAAAGACTTTGGCCCGTATGACATGGTTAAAAATCATCGCAATGACATTAATTGGTTTAAAGTCTATGAAGAAGAAACCAACCCCTATGTAACAGCATGGTGGCAGTGGTGGCCAGAAGTTCGCAAGACCTTAAGCATTCTGCGAGTCACTGGTGGAGAACCGTTACTACAGCAAAGCACTTGGCGATTGTTAGACGATCTAGAACAGAATCCTTTGCCCAATTTAGAATTAAACATCAATAGTAATTTTGGAGTTAAACCTATTCTAATAGAAAGATTAATAGACAAGGCAAATAAATTAGTTTATGGTAAAAAAATAAAGAATTTTAAAATTTTTACCAGCATGGATACATGGGGCACACCTGCTGAGTACATTCGTACAGGTTTAGATCTAGAATTATGGGAAAGAAATTTTGATACTTATATGCAAAACACATCATTGCCACTTACCTTTATGATCACATTCAACATATTAACAGTCCCTAATTTTCAATTACTGTTAGAAAAAATGTTAGAATGGAGAAAAAAATATAATGTACCTAATTCAAACGAACAAAGAATTAGATTTGATACGCCTTATCTTAAAGAACCGTTGCAATACGATATAAATATTCTTCCAAAAAAAGAATTTATGCCCTATATGCACAAATACCTAGAATTTATTAAATCACATATTGACGATAAAAATATAGAATGTTTTACTAATTTAGAATACGAAAAATTTCGTCGCGTTGTAGATTATATGGAAACAACGGTATACAGCGATGATAAACTAAAAGAAGGTCGCAAGGATTTTTACAACTGGTTTACAGAATATGATCGCCGTCGCAGTAACAACTTTAAAGAAACATTTCCTGAGCTAGTAGATTTTTATAACAGTTGCAAAGATGAATAAAAAAATTAACCTAGTCTACGAATGGATAGGACCGAATGGTCCGTTGACAAATAATAGAATGCCTAATGTTGCTGACCTTATGACAGCATCAGTAGACTATCACTTTCCGCAAATAAAAGGTGATCTGTTTCAGAAGCCGCACTTTCATTCTAGGATAGCGGACTCTAGAATAGTACCCACATACAAACTTCCTACAGAAATATTTTTGTATGAATTAAACTGGGCTAACTTTCATTATAGAGACAAGCTGCATAATTTCCACAGTGCCGACGGGCTATTTGATAACAATCAAATAGCCGATGAAGTGTTGCACAGGATAAGAAATAAAACAGCCTATTTCCTAGTAACTCTGTTGTATGAAGGTTATATGGATGACGAGTTGTTAAATCACTTATCGGATTACTTTACATCCAAAGGATTACCACTAACACAGATAGTCTATATGAACAATTGTTACAACGGCAAGGAAGTATACGAAGATTATTGTAAGCGTAATCACAAGTTGCCAGAAATGCAAATGGAATATTTTCCTGTGTTTAGAATTGACAGGTGTGATGTTCAATTGGCAATAAAAGAATCAACAATATCAAAATATAAACCAGGGCCTCGCAAAAAAACATTCTTGTGTTTTAATCGTAGATATAATGATCATAGATTGATGTTGTATTTAAAAATGTTTAAAGACGGGCTAATCGAACAAAGCTATTATAGCATGGACAAAAATCAACCCGAAGCCCACAGCACATTTATAGAAAATTGCAAATATCTATTAAGCAGATTTACCGACTACGGAGTTGAAGCAAGTGATGCATTGGCAGCTGATAAGTTATTGCCTTTGATTTTAGATAATCCTAATTTTAGTCAATATCCCATGGAGCACAGTGTTGATCCCGTGAAACATCTATACGACACATCGCTGGTAAACATTATTACTGAAACTTATTTCTTTAGCAATATTATTCACATAACTGAAAAGACCTATAAGCCTATTGCATTTATGCAGCCTTTTATTCTAGTTGCTGCCGCTGGCAGTCTTAAACACATACAGGATATGGGATTTAAAACATTCAGTGCGTTTTGGGATGAAAGCTACGATCTAGAACTAGACCATAAATTACGATTTGAAAAGATTATGTCTGTTATAAAGTTTATAGCCAGCTGGACAGAACAGCAAAGAATTGAATTTACTCATAAAATCAAAGACATTGTTGAATATAATGTTAATCATTTAAATAGCATGCCGGATATAGAAATAGACAACTTTGTGGAAAAATATGGAACATAAAAAAATACTAGTATGTGGTGCAGGTGGCTTTATTGGTTACCATTTAGTTAAAGATTTGAAACGCCAAGGGCACTGTGTTATCGGTGCTGATATAAAGAGACCGCTGTACGCTAAAACAGATGCAGATGAATTTTATCTTTACGATTTAAGAAATCCTGCATTAGTAGAAATTCTAATCACGCAAGACATTGACGAAATCTATCAACTGGCAGCGGATATGGGCGGCACCGGCTATATTGGTACAGGCGAACACGACAGTGATATCATGCATAACAGTGCAATGATCAATTTGAATGTCATTCACGAAGCTTGCAAGAAAGGCATAAAGAAAATTCTCTATACTTCTAGTGCTTGTGTGTATCCAGAACGCAATCAAACAGATCCCGATAATCCACTATGCAGTGAAGACACAGCCTATCCCGCAGAACCGGACACAGAGTACGGTTGGGAAAAGTTATTCAGTGAACGCCTGTACTTTGCGCATAGAAAAAATCACAGTATTGATGCCAAAGTTGTTAGACTGCACAATATATTTGGCCCGCAGGGATCCTGGAATGACGGAAAAGAAAAAGCTCCGGCTGCTCTATGTCGTAAGGTTGCAGTCTGCCCTGAGTCTGGCCTAGTTGACATCTGGGGTCCAGGGACACAGACCCGTAGTTTTCTTTACATTGAAGAATGCCTAAAAGGCCTACAGATGGTAATGGCCAGCAATATTGATCAACCTGTAAATCTTGGCAGCGAGCGTATGATTAGTATCAACGACCTTGCATTGATAATTGCTAAAATTGCCGGTAAACAGGTATTTGTTCATAACATAGATGGCCCAGTGGGAGTTATGGGCCGCACTAGTCATAATGCTCTTATTGAGCAATTGTTAGGTTGGCGCCCAGATGAGAATTTAGAATACGGACTAGAGCACACTTATAAATGGATCAAAGGACAAGTAGATGATTTACAGTAAAACAGGACGACTGTACTCCCTAAAAGTACAGTCAGCAAAATTTGCATCATTGGCCAGTTGGAAACCTGAAGTAGATACAATCTATTATTTTCATTACTACTATGATCTACACACAGGAATTAAACTGTTAGATGCAATGGATGATGTTCATTGGGAACATCTAAGAACAGATCCTTCTGCTAAATTCCTCTATGAAAATTGCAATGAAACTTTTACTTGGACACTAGCACATCAAATTAAAAGTCTAGTAGAAGAAAAAAACATTGCTCCAGAAAAGATATTCATAATTGTTATGGACGAAGTGCATAAGAATTTTCTTGATACCGGTCTTATTGAACTAGGAATACAAGGCGTTACTGTTGGAGTTTATAATAAACTCATGACGCAAACACAAATTCCGGAAGCTGTTCCGTTAACACAATTTAAATTTAGTGCATTGAGTAGAAACTATCGTGCATGGCGTCTACATGTCTACGCAAAACTTGCTGAAAAGAATTTGTTAAAAGATTTTAGATATAGTTTTTATAACATTTTTCCTTACGGTGAAGTACGCTACTATGATCAAGAGACAATGCTGAAAGATCTAACTGATACAAACTTCGGCGAAGTCAACTCAATAGTATCTGAATGGATCACTAAAGTACCCTATACACTAGACGCCAGTGACAATGTGTTAAACAAATGGGGTGATGTAACCTACGATGCTATACTAGCCGCAGACATTCACTTGTTAATAGAAACACATTACGATCTATTCTATTATGTTCCTACACAAGACCGAGTGTATAAGCGCAGCCTAGCACCAAGCAGCATAACAGAAAAAACCAACAAGCCTATTGCCTGTTGTAAACCATTTATTGCGTTTTCTACACCGTACTTTCTAGAAGATGTGCGCCAGCTAGGTTTTGAAACATTTGGCCCTTATATCAATGAAAGCTACGATCTAGAAACAGACAACCAAAAACGATTAAATATGATTGTTGATGAAATAGATAGAATTACAAATTTACCTGTAGATGAATATAGTACACTAGTAGAAAATTGTCATTCTATAGCAGTTAGAAATCAACAAAAGTTGCTGTCTAAAAAAGACAATTTGCAGTACAACGAAAAGTTTAACTTTCTAAGAGATTATTTTGAGCCACAGTCAAATATACAAATTCTTTAATGAATTGAATCAGCACTATGCTCCTGCCGAATTGGCAGTGAGTCATGCCACACAGTCTCCAGTTCCTTACACGATCATAGACAATTTTCTACCTGATGAACTGTTCAATACCTTAAGTTTTGAAGTTGATTTTCTACAGGAAAGCGATTGGACAGTGTTTAGCAATGGCACAAGTCATAGAAAAGAATGTAGGAATTTTACCAGCACTCCTAGAATACAGTCAATGGCCTACAGTTTTCAAGGCGGACAATTCCTCAAGTGGATAGAACAGCTAACAGGAATTGAAAAGCTAGTAGGTGATCCGCATTATCGTGGAGGCGGAATAACTCGCATATCCAGTGGAAATAGTCTAGGCCTACACAATGACTTTAATTGGAATGAACAGCTACGCCTTACTCGTCGTGCCAATTTAATATTGTACATGAATCCTGTTTGGGAAGATAGTTGGGGCGGAGAACTAGAGTTCTGGGACTTTGATAAAACCGAGTGTCTAGTTAAAATTGCACCTAAACCTAACAGACTAGCTATATGGAACTACGACGAACGCTTAATACACGGTCATCCTAATCCACTAATCTGTCCCGAATCCGTAGCAAGACAAAATTTTATTCAATTCTATTATAGCAGTAATGCTACACATGAAACAGCACCTCACCGCAGTCAATTTGTATAATGGCAAACTTTCACCTTAACAGCCAACCTTATCTAGCTCAGTTGTCTTATCGTCAAGACCGTGACATAATACTGGAAATAGGCAGTGATCAAAATGAAGGATCTACTGAGTTCTTTAACGGCCTATCAGTTAACTGGGAAATACCTTTTTATACTGTAGATGTTATAGACGAACCACAGCATAGATTCACACATCTAGATACTATTATGTGGCAAGTATCAGAAGGTGGAGCAGTATGGACTAAGACAGTACTGCCTACACTGAACAAACAAATCAAAGTGCTTTACCTTGATAACTATGACTGGTCTAACCCCGGACCAAATGCAGATAATATCAAAACAAATTATGCTCAGAGAAATGTTGAATGGTCTAATATGGGTAGTCAGGCAGAACATCTAGCACAGATGATAAACTGTATGCCTTATATGTCAACAGAGTCTTTGGTAATATGTGATGATACTCCGTTAGTAGAAGCAAGTGGAACATACACTGGCAAATGCGGAGCAGTTGTACCTTATCTATTAGTTAATGGTTACCAAATAGTCTATACTGGAAACAACGGAGTTATACTTCAAAGAGGCCTGTAATGCTGTGTTATTTTGACAGTGATACAGATGTGAATCTTTCACACATCACAGATATTAAACAAGTACGATCGTTGATTGAATTAAAGAAACGGTTAAGTGAATCCAATTTTGAATTTACACAATCTACAGAATACTCACAGCAGGGATTGTATATTGTTGAAGTTAGTAAAATACCCGAACTTTGGTGTGCAAAAACTTTTCCTAACAGTTTCAATCTTCTACTAAACATACCAAGCAGAGTAATTAAAGCTGCCAAATCTAAAAAAATTCGTATACTAATTTTATCAATAGTAGAGGGAGATAATCTTACCTCTAACATCTTTGACGGATTTCTGCACCTACACAATACCGTAACACTTTTGGGATTGCCTAAACACGCTGTCATTATCGTTTCTGGAAATTTAAATGCTGGCCAACAATATACAGAATGGTGTAAACAACATGCTAAAGAAGAATACATTAAATTTCAAGAAGGCATCGAATGGGATGGAAAAGAGTCACATCCTCCGAATGTTACGGTTAAAATAAAAGATTATTGTTTAGCGTTCAACAGTTTAAATCGTGCTCATAGAAATCATAGGACAGAACATTTATATTTTCTAGCCGAAAATAAATTACAGGGATTGATAAGCGGTGGTGCTTGGTTTGATACACACAGTATTGATGTACCTACATATCAAACGGTGGATTACAATCATTATAAAACTGTATTAACTGGTAACTATCCTAAGACTGTAGATGTACAAGACCTAGTTAATCAAGTGCCTAACTTGATCAACAATCTTGAAATATATGAAACCAGTCAATTAACTGTAGTGACTGAAAGCCATTTCAATCAAACAGGCGGATTGTTCATCACAGAAAAAACATTTAGACCTTTGTTGGTAGGACATCCTTTCATGGTACTGGGACAAAAAGGCACTCTAAAAAAATTAAGAAGTTGGGGATTTCAAACTGACTTCGACGGCATCGATCAAAGCTATGACGATGTTGTAGATGACAGTGAACGATTTTCTCAGTTCCATCAATCTTTAAGAAACTGGTGCATACAAGATTCTGAGATTCGAAGAACTGCAATTTACAAATGGGATAACATTATCCAACACAATTTTCAAAATTATAAAAAATCTAATTTTAAGAAAACTATGTTTGATAATGTTATCTTGTCTACAGAGCAGTATTTTAAAAAATGTTCTTAGAACTTTCTTGAATATCAGTTTTTAATCTTTCGATATCCATTTGAAAATCCATCTTTTTAATATCGTTACGATATTCTTGAAAAATGTTTAACAGTTTTTCAGCAACTTCATCAGATGTTGCATTGGCCAATTGCTCTTGTACATTTATTTCCCAAATACGACCATTGTTAAATTCTAATCGTAATTGATTTAGATACGCCACAGGCATAGTGTTCATGTAGAGGTCTTCGAAGATCTCAGGCCACTCACTGACTAAATGCCTTGGCGGTTTGAACAACGGTTTAGGCATCAGCAGATTCTTCTGCCTTCGCTGTTGCTTTTTTCTTTGGTGGATCTAATGCATCTGCTTCTTTACGCAACCTAGCAGCTTCTTTGTACATGGCGTCTGCTTGGCTTCGATATCCTTTAGCAATATCAGAGTCAGTTAATACTTGATTAGCAGCAGCCTGTGGCATTGCTGGAATAGAAGTTGCTTCGCTATTTGGCACAGCGTTTTTCTTACTGTCTTGCGTTTTCTTAGCTTGAGCATTAGCCTGTGCGCCGCTGACAAAATTACACAATTCGTCAACTGCACAGTTTTTCTGTTCAGCAATTAGCACATTTAACTGATCTAAAGGAACGGCTGCATTAACAGTTGGAGTCATTAATACATTGCTAGTAGATACTTTTTGCAATCTTCCGTCTTGTTGTAATGCTGACAGCATTGGACGACCATCTGGGAAATGACGAATAAACAACATTTCTCCAAACTCAAATGCTTCCTGTGCTTGATCAGTTTCGAGCATTTGCATAATTGCATCGTGGTACTCGTCTTTAAGTTGATTGACTTGAATCACTAAAGCTGAGTCTGATTCACCTGGGAGAGTTCTAAACACTGTAATAACCTTAACTCCAGTGTTTTTGAGTCTTCCAATGTGTTTAACTGGATTGGCCATAATTATTCCTTTTTAGCGGTTACTGAGTCTAGAAACATTGACAGCTTGTTGTATACTTTGCCTACAGCTTCCATTTCAGCAGCCTTGAATGCTCCGCGTGAACTTGCAACATCGATAATACTGCGGATAGCAGCAAGATCGTTGATATTTAAATCAGGTGCAGCAGATTCAGGTGCAGCGGTTTCTGGTGTTGGCTCTACTGGAGCGCCTGGTGATACTTTGCTTTCTTGTTGGTCCATTAGTTTCTCCTTAAATGTGGACAGGCTAACATAAAGTATGTTAGTTCTTTTTGATCTTCAAATGCCACAAATGTGGCCGTTTTCAAGTGGCCGTCTTTGTCAATAGAAGGCAGTTTAGCAATTGAATATCGTCCTCGTAATCGAGTACGCACCCAACTTTCTATAAT